ACCTATAATACCAGAGGTGAGAGGATTAAACGCTCAATCCTCTGGTATTTTTTTTTAATTAATTCTTATGGCAGCCAATTTACAGTTAGATATTATTGTTCCTCCTAGTTATAGTGTAAAGTTACTTGCAGTTACTGATGCGTCAATCTACCCAGATGACCCTCCATTAGTTTCATCTCCTACAATTGAGATAGAGATACCTACGTTTGGGACAAAAATCTTACCCTTTAAACCTTTAGAAACAAACATTTTTGCATCTGATACTTTAGGAATAACTGAAGCTGGATGTAAACAAGATATTCCAGATGGTATATACTATCTGAAATACTCTATAGCACCTGCATATAAGAACTATGTAGAGAAAACTATTATGCGTATAGACAAACTTCAAGAGAAATTTGATAGTGCGTTTTTAAAGCTTAATATGATGGAATGTGATAGTGCCCTTAAAACACAATCTAACGTTACATTAAATACAATTAACTTCTTTATTCAAGGATCATTAGCTGCGGCTAATAATTGTGCTGAGAAAGAAGCATTAAAATTATACAATCAAGCTAGTAATATGCTTGACACATTTATAAAATCAAATTGTGGTTGTACAGGAACCAACTACAAAGTAAACTTTATTTAAAATGGCACAGTGTGCAGGATGTGGAGCTAAGGTGGGATGTGGTTGCAGACTAAAGAATGGTCTGTGTGCTGCCTGTCAAGCTAAAATAGAGAAACAGCAAGGTAAAAAGTAAGATATATGTTATCACCAAGACTAACGAATTGTAAGGAGTGTGCAAACATTCCTGATTTACTGAGAAAGATAGACTGCAAAGTAGCAGAGCTAGGAAACAACTTGTACAATAATGTTGTATTTATGTTGAACCGAGACATTGCTGTTAGTGAGATCTCTCAACTGTTAGCTTACAAACGTATATTACAACATAGATTCTGTGACACCAGTTATGCTGAAGGTTGTCATGATGTAACTACTGAAGAAATTGCAAGTAAAGTCATTCGTCTTACAGCTGGTTGTGTACCATTCTGTAACGAACCAACTGTATGTGAAATAACTACATGTGCTATTACGCCATGTCCTAATCCTACAACTACTACTACTAGTACATCTAGTACAAGTACAACTTCTACAACTTCTACAAGTAGTACCACTACAAGTACAACAACAATTAATTGTAACTTTACTGGTGTAATTGATTGTAGTATTACAACAACAACTACTACCACACCTCCTCCTACAACAACCACTACAACAACTTATTTCCCAGATCCATTTGGAATACCATGTCTATGGTCTACTAACGGTGGTGATGCAGGATTGGTTGGCGTATATGACTTTGATACAAACACAGCTACGGATGTATTAGTTCCTAATGACTTTAATACAACAGTAGGTATTGAAAGACCTATATGTGCTACAGAAGATAAACTTTGGCTAGCTAGTGTAGTTGATCAAGGATCTAATCTAGATAATGATGTTGATGATAAGGTGTACATTAGAGAGTGGGATATAGATGGAACTACACCAAATGCTCCTACATTAACTTATGTAAGAGAGATAACCGTACGTACAGGACAGTACAGTGGAGCTAATCTCGGAGGAAGTTCTGTATGGGCTATGACTGCAAAAGACAATGATACACTTATCCTTGGAATGGGTAATGAATACGCTCCAGCACCACAAGAAGGTACTGGTGGAACTGGTTCATTATATGGTCTTGAATTTAGTATTGCAGCTGCAGGAGATATTACAGTAAATAATAGTGATATATCTTCTGAATGGATAGCTAGTGCAGGAAATAATACAGGTAAAATAAGTAATCTTACCTATACTAACTCAGGACAACTTATATTAGGATATAGACTAGATCTAATGCCTGATGGATCTGGTTTAGCACATGTAGTAGGTAATTATATAAAAGTATTCCCTACAACTCCAGCTGATCCTAACTTTAGTATAAATAATATAGTTATTCAAACTCAACGACTACAGGAGAATGGATATCCAGAATTTACAAATACTTATACAGGAGTAAAAGATGCACCTTTCTGGGGTGTGAATGGATTAGCACAACTATTACACCCAGAAACTTTAGAGGTTTACAATATGGCTCAAGTGCCTCAACAAGTATTCCCTGGAGGATATCAACTATCACTAACTACCAATGTAGTTACTGCTAATGATTGGTTGAGTTCAGCTACAGGCTGTTCTAATATTGAATTTGAGATAGCTGACTTCCCTAATTGTGGTCTTACTTACTTCCCTGCTTTAGTTGTAGATGGTACCTATCTAGGACCTCAGACATTTGAGTACTTTGGAATGACATGTACAGCAACTCTAGCAGAAAATATAAATGCATTCCAATACTCTGGAGCAACAACTGGTGGATTTTTAGGATGTAGTGGACTTATACGACCATCCTCTGAAGGAGAAGTTATTAGTCGTATAGTACAAGGTAATAACTTTAGTATTACAATTGAGTTCCCTGTACCAGTTAACGATATTCCAGTTAGAGCTAGTGTTCTAAATAGTAATGAAGACGGTACAGGTGGAGATGTATATTATGTAGAAACTAATGGTGGAACTCCAACACTTTCTATAAATCAAGGATGTTTTGCTCAAGTTGATGGTAATAGACTATGGGGTGGAGTAGCAAATCCTCCAATTGAAACTGCATATAATAATGAAGGAGATGGAGAGTTTAAAGTTACTGCTCCTACTAGCTATACATCTATGACTATATATGGGAATGCACCAACTGGTGGACACTTATTCTTAGGATGTCCTCCTGTTTCTTTAAATTGCAATAGAATTTTCACTGGAAGATCTAGCATAAAGTGTAGTGAACAGGCAGGTATATGTGCTCCTGAAAATACTTCAGGAAATTACTTGAGAGTTTACTCACAGAATATTACAACAAATATTGTAGAAGAAGTTGTTCTGCCAGCAGGTAGTTATTTCACACTTCCTAACTCAGACCTTACTGACAATTATTATATTGGTCAAATAAACCAAAACTTTAGTAGCGGTCTAACTTCAAGATGGACAAGATACGAGTACTCTTCTTCACCATCAGGTGTCCCTTCAAATGTTGTATGGGAAGAAGTACTTTATGAAATAAACCCTAGTGACTTACCTGATAGACAGAGTACTCTTGCTGGAATTAGTACAATTAATGATAATACATTTGTAGTAGGATATTGGAAAACCAATAGTTTCCAGGTAGTTGAAGTACAAATTGTAGAAGGATCTACAACAATGGATGCTACTCTTAAACTTGATATACCTTTTCCTTTCTATGGTTTTGGTGAATTTGTAGTCACTTTAAAAGAAGATGGAACAGGAAATAAGTTTATTGGCTTTCAACAATCTGGATTTAATGATGATGGAATAATAATTCAACAATTTGATTATGATACCGGTAATCTTGAACTTACGATTGAAGGACCAGCTCTTAATTGGAGATCAGGTGGAGATATGACTGTAATTGATAATGAATTATTTGCAACATTAGTGGATAACACACCAAGTAACGATGGTGGAGTTGGAACAAAATTGTGGAAAATTAATCTTCAAACACATGTTTGGGAACAACTACCTGATACAACCCCTTCAGCACATGGAGGAGGTGGAGGAAGTTTACCATCATGTAGAACAAATAATGGATTTACTCCACTTGGAACTACCACTACCACTACTACAGATCCTAACACTACAACAACTACTACCACCTCGGTACCTGGTGTAAGAACAATATTTACTAAATTTAACCTTTTTAACCAATCAGTATAAAATGGAAGTAACACAAGCAGTACATGATAAGATTTTAGAGCTACACAAACTGTATCCTAAAGCTACTGGTATTGGACTAGGGAAGAAGATAGTTGATGGAGTGGACACTGGAGAGTTTGCTATTCAAATAGCAGTCCCAGAAAAGAAACCACTTTCTCAAATACCAGCAGATGAGTTAGTGAGTGCTGAAGTGGATATAGATGGTGTAAAAATAAAAACTGATGTCATAGAAATAGTTTCTCACATGCGTATGACATGTAGTAATAGTTGTGGTAACGTAAATTATGGTGCACATAATGCAGCAAATAGAGCTACCCAAAGACCTTTAAAAAGTGGAATAGCTGTATCAAGTAGAAACAATGATTTAACTGTAGGAACTCTAGGAGGTTTTGTAATACACAGTGAAACTAGTGGTGTAGTTGGTTTAACAAACAATCACGTTTCAATAAATGATGCTTTCTTTACATCTGATAGAGATATTAATGGCCTTTTATTAAATGACGCATTTCCTGTAAATAGAGTTTATAATAATGTACAAGGTCCTAGTACACCTGTATCTAATAACTTCGGAGTAAGTTTAAGATATGTTCCTATACATTCTATTGCTTCAGGACAAGTAAATCAAGTAGATGCTGCTATATGTTCAGTAGCACAGGAAGATTTTTCATCAACTGCATCTTGGTTACAAGTGGGACTGGAATCTATAATGGGATCAGAGGCTCCACCTTTTGCAAGCACTCAAGAGTTAGATAATATATTAGCTACAAATCCTCCTTTATATACAGCTGGTTACAGAACTGGCCCTAAAGGATTGGAACCTGATTGTCCTTTAAGAGTAAGTAGTTATCCTCAGACAGTAACTCCAATATGCTATCAAATGCAAAATCCTAATCAGGAGGATTTAGCTCTTCTATGTAATCAGACTGATTATCAGGTACCATGTACATTTACAAGATCTATACAGTTTGTAAAACCATTACAAGAAACTCCTAATGCTCAAACTCCAGGCTGTCCAAACCCTATATTTAGTGGTGATTCCGGATCTATGTTATTAGCAGATTTTAACGGAGTAATTAAAATAGTAGGACTAGTTTATGCCGGTTCTTCAAATTCTTCTGGTCAAGTTGTATATGGTCTCGCATGTAGAATAGATGATATAGTAGATCAATTAGGAATAGAACAATATGTAACCAGTGGAGGAGTAGGACCATCAGCAATGATAGACCCTGATAGTGTTACATACATAACTATTGATGGTGCAAGTGATGAGAAAATTATATATTGTGAGAATGAAGAATACTGGCAAGTAGGATTTACAGGTTCACTAGAAGCTAATTGTGGTGGTAATACTACAACAACATCTACTACACCTGCACCTACAACTACTACAACTAGTAGTTCAACAAGTACATCAACTAGTACCAGCACGTCCACTAGTACCTCAACAAGTACTTCTACTAGCACTAGCACATCTACAAGTACCAGTACGAGCACTTCTACGAGCACTTCTAGTACAACTAGTAGTACAACTACCCCTGTACCTACCACTACAACTACAACAACGTTACCACCATTAGTTGGATGTCTAGAGTTTGACTATTTAACTCTTACAACTGGCTCAAACTGGTATACAGATCCACCTAATCCTGTAGGTGCAACTACTCCCTCTCTACTTGCTCGAGCAGCATTTGGTACTGGACCAACTACAAACACAACAGGTTATACAAGCTGGCCTCAAGTTCCAAATACCAGTTATGATGTAGTATTTCATATAGGAGGAGGGATCTATACTGCAGTGTATGGATTTACCAATGTTGGAACTGGAGCAGTTACTGTTCCTTATGGTAAATTTAGTACTAACGGTGACCCATTCTCAAGTATGTATGCATTCCAATTTTCAAAGATAGATGCAAATGGTAATGACTTAGAATCAATACTTTCTACCTTTGATCATACAACTGGAGATGGTTTTAAAGTTACTGCATATGGAGATTGTGGATCAACCACTACTACTACAAGTAGTTCTACTAGTACAAGTACGTCTACTACTACCACGTCTACTAGTACAAGTAGCACAACCACAACTACAACTACAGCAGATCCTAAACAATACCCTTATAATTGGTCAGTAGCTGGAGATAATGGTGGAGCAGCATCAGTATTTAGAAATGCTAATCTAAAAATAACAGTAAATGGAGTAACAGAAGTTAATCAAGATATTGATACAGCCAGTCCTACAGCTAGTGGTTCATTTAATACTGCATTGAATGATGTTATAGTAGCTGTGTTAACTACTACTAATAATACTTCACAAGATCTTTCTGTTTATCATACACAGAAAAATCTAGGAACACTATTAGATGAGGATACTGCAATCATTGCTGGAAATGGTGCACAATTAACTACAACATTCCCTACATATACACAAGCAGGTTCATCTAATAGTCAGTGGGATTACAAGACTACTCTAACAGAAGTGGTTAATGCAACTGTAAACTTAAACTTTGCAGAAGCTGGAGTTGGTAGTGAATATATAACTATAACTAATGCAACAATAGCTAATCAAATATTCCAAAAAGCTTCTACAAATACAAATAATGGTTTAACTTCGCTGCAGCTTGTTATAGGTGATACATATGAAATAGAGAGTACCTTTGAGTCTACCGCACTAGGTTCCAATAAAACTCTTGAACACTCTGGAAGTGGGGGAGGAATTACTCCTTTTGCTAATCAAGTTACTGGAGCAGCTCAAACATTACTAGGACCAATAACTAGTACATTTACTCCATCTACTTCAATTGGAACTATTAACATATTGGTATCTCAAACTTAAACGAATAAAATAATAAAATTATGTCAACACAAAATTGCTCAAATTGTTACAACGGCTGTACTGAAATTACTTCAGACAAGTGCGTTAAATATACAGGAGTGGATGTTCCTATACTAGGAATACAAAATGGAGACTCTCTATCTTTTGTAGAGCAAGCTCTTATTACCTTTTTAGGTTCTACTCTTGATGGTACAGGTATAAGCCCTGTAGTCCCTCCTTCCGATATATGTCCTGAAGTACAGGCTTATTTGGATGATTGTAATCCTTTATCATTAAATAACTATCTAACAGCTATAATCAAAGTTCTCTGCGATTTAAATACAGAGATAGAAAACTTAGAAGGAAGTTCACCTAGCACCGCCTATGTTGTAGAGTGTGTATCTGGAGTTTCAGATCCTACTAGTACACAAGATGTGTTACAACAAACCATAGTAAAGTTATGTGAAGTTGAGCAATCATTGAATACTTTTATTACAGATGTTACTAATAACTATGTACAAATTGTTGACATAAATACATACATAGAGAATTATTTAAATACTAATCCTGAACAACAGTTGATAAGTAATAGAATGGTTCCATTTTCTGCCCAACCGTACTTTGGAGCATTAACTCCATTTGATTCATCTGGAGCTGGTATAGGTGTATGGGATAGAATATTCCTATGTAATGGAAATAACGGAACTCCTGATTTAAGAGGAAGAGTAGTAGTTGCTAGTAATGCTCCTGAAATGGGTGGAGGTGCATTAGATCCTCAAGTGGATCCTTCTGCTGCTGGTAATCCTAATTACAATGTTAATGACCAAGTAGGAACTAACCAAGTAAACTTAAGTGTACAACAGATCCCATCTCACACTCACACAGCTTCTTCTGCTGATAACGGAACACATAACCATCAAATGCTAGTAAAACCTGGTGTTATGGGACAAGGTGGAGCAACTTCTTATATTGACTATTCTAATCCTGGAGGAAGAGGAGAAGGTGGTAGAAGAACAATGGATAGTGGTGTAGCTGGTAGTAATGGCGTAGAGGGTGCATTTACTGAAAATGCAGGAGTTCACAATCACACAATCACCGTTGACCCAACTGGTGGAGGATTATCACATGATAACTTCCAACCTGGTCATGGAGCTTATTATATAATTTACATACCTTAATACTAAAACAATGGCATATTTACCTACTAATCCTTGTTGTACAGATATAACAGTAAACACTCCTTGCGGATGTTCGAGCACTGTGAGTGCTGATCCATGTAAGACTGGAGTACATTACTCAAAGTCTATTACATACAATGGACCGATATTACCTTGTTCTAATGTAGAGCCGTGTGATGATTTAAACGTTGCTTTATCTAAAATTGATGAACTTCTTTGTATATTGAAGAATCAACAAGTAACAAATACATCAGACATTGCTTCTATGAAAGAACAAATACTGCAAATAAATCAAACATTAAATACTTGTTGCCCATAAGATGGAAGCATTTATAAAACTAACTACCGCAGGAAATAATACTGGACCCTTCAATCTGTTCTCAGATGTGGATGGGTTCACTGCTGCTTTTGAAACTAGCATAAGTAAAGCTAGTTTATTAGCAGGATACACTAGTACTGTAGTTCCTGATTTTACTACTATAATAAAAGTGGCATCAGATTCATTATGTGAGAATAGTTTTGATATTATATTACAACAACCAACAACTACAACAACTAGTACTAGTAACACGACAAGCACAACAACGACAACACCATAATTATGGCTTTAATAGAGATAACATTAACAATAGACGGACAAGCAGGACCATTTGATTTATTTTCAAATGTAGATAACTATGTACAAGCTTTTGATACACAAGTACCTGCTGCAAGTTTAACTGCTGGATACATAGTAGTAGCTCCTGCAGGAACCTCTACTGTTAGAGTTTGTTCTACAGGTGTATGTACTAATTGTGTAGACATCCCTACTAACTGTCCTACTACAACTACAACAACTAGTTCTAGTACCTCAACCACTACAAGTACTTCAACATCTACTTCAACCACTACAACAGAGCAACCTCCTAATAAACTTAACTGGGAGCTGATAACAAACACTCCAAGTTCTCTAATTGCAGCAGATCCACAAAGTAGTAACTTAAAAATAGATGTTAACGGAGTGAATGTAGTAGATGCAACTATAACAGGTAACGCTTCTACACAAAGTGGAACTATACAAATCTTACCAGGAGATGTAGTTTCTGCTACAATAGATAGTGATAGAACAGGTGTGTACAACTTTATTAATACTATTCAAAAAGATGGTGTATTGTATCAGGCACAAGATGTATGTAATTTCTGTAGTAATAGTTTTGTAACTCTTATGAGTCCTGATTACACTGGAGCAGGAGTTGATGTAGACTTTAGTTTTGTTGCTGATACATATAAAGAGCTTACAACAACAACAACTACAAGTTCTAGTACAAGTACTACAACAACCAGTAGTACTTCGTCAACAACTACAACCACTACAACATGTGATTGTTCATTAAATGGAGGAAGTGCAATTGTTACTTCAGGAACATCAACAACTAAGTTTCCTGCACCAACAACCACCACTACTACTTCAATTGTCAGTTTAAACCCTGCAATGTTATCAACTCAATCAAGTCCAAATTTATCTATTGCTATTTGTGATTTTCCTATAGGTCAGTTTATTTGGAAAGATGGACTACCAGTTCCTCAAATTGGAGATATACTATATACTAGTCAAAATGGTGGTAATGCAAATTTATTTGATGGTGGTAATGAGTACTGGCATTATGAAAGATCTATTACTAGTCCACAGGGTCAAAGTAATTACTCTGTACAAGTAAATGCTTCAGGAGTAATACTATATGCAACACCTTGTAACGCTTAAACAAATTTAATATGGCACAAATAGTAAATATAAGATTAACGTCAGCAGGAAACTGTGCAGGTCCTTGTGATCTTTATTCAGATGCAGATGGATTTGCAGTTCCTTTTGAAACTGGTATATCTATTACAGTGCTTACTAGTGCTTTAGGATATAATACTACCAATGTACCTCCAGGAGCTACTGTTATTAATATACAGAATAATAATATTGCATGTGGTACCAATGGTATTTCAGTACCTATTGCTACATCTGCAGCAAATGTAAGAGGATATTACTCACCTGCAAATGGTGGTACAATTCCCTACAGTTCTTCAACAGATGGATGTGCACAAACTGATACCCCTAATACTGAGTGGTGGTGGAATTCTTCACTTCCTTTAAGTCTCCCTCCAGCAGGAGCATTATTATATGATGGTCCAGATCCAGCTACAGCTAATTTATTAAGTTTAGCACCTGGTTATTATCCATCAAGTAGTCTTCCAAACGTACAACGTCAAACTATGATACAAGTAGCTTCAAATGGGTATGAAGTTTTATCAACTACTCTATGTCCTTAATAATAATATAAAATGGCAATATTAATACAAGCTAGTAATGTAGGAAGTGATGCAGGGCCTTTTAACTTGTTTTCTCAAGTAAATGGATTTACAGAAGCTTTTGAAACAAATATAACATCTACTCAACTTCTTGTAGGGTTTGTCTCTTACAATGTTCCTGCAGGAACTACCGTGATTAGGATTATATCTGATAACCCTCAGTGTAATAACTTTGAAGATATTAATGTAAATCTACCACCTGTATGTCCTAATCAAACAATAGTGCTTAGTATATGTAATGCAGCTTCTACTATACAAGACAACTTTGACATAGTATTAAATGGAGTGACAATAGGATCAGTTGATCTAAGTGCAGCATCTCAATCAGGATCAGTAATGATTGCTAGCACTACTCCTCAAGTAATAACACAACCAGACTTTGTTTGTTCATTAAGTAACATGCAAGCATTCTTCTTTGACCCTTCTCTTATATCATATAGAAATACTTTAGAGATGATCAACACTCAGAATAATGGAAATGGAAATACAGGAAACTTATTTATAAGTAACTACGATGTAGTAGGTAATCAACTAGAAAATCCTTGTGAACTTTCCTCCTTTACTTTTAGTGGAAATTCTGGAGATGATTTTAGTTTTACATGGTTCCACAGTTTATGTTGTGATGATGGACCTTTTTAAAAAGCTCTCTTTTGTTGGTTTTAGAGAGCTTCTCCTAGGGGCTATATCGCCCTTAGGAGTTTTTATTTATAATCAAACTAGTTATAAAGAATAACTCTCATGGTTAAGTTTATTATGTTTACTCAAATAATTTATCTATCTTTGGGATATTTACTAATTAAATATAGGATAAATGGCTGAAAATCAGAGCCTTCTCACTCAACTTAAAGAATTGCTGAGAAGAAAAAGAAGTAAACAGTGGTATGCAGAGAAGTTAAATATAACTGTTGAAGAAGTAAACGAGTTAATAAAAGAACTAAAGGGTAAGAAATATGATGAGGGAGATAAGTTTTTAGATAATGCAACTAACAGTAAACAATTTGAAGAAGCATTAAGAAAAGTAAGTAATGAACAAGGGACAATAGAAAGTACAATAACTCTAGATTATGAACCTAAAAATGACATAGAGTTAGCACAATTACACAAGATAGATCTAGAAAAGTATATAATTACTAACTATTGGTCTAAGGTTCTTCCCAGTGGGAAGTTCACATCTTCGATCTTTTCAAAAAGAAAAGGTCCACAAGATTATACAGCTGATGACTTCAGCAAGTTCCTAGAGAACTATAAGTCAAACTACATTCCAATCCCTTCACCTCAGAAAGATGGATCTAAGTTAAGTGCAGATATCGAATTGTCTTTATCAGATTATCATTTAGCTAAGAGACATGTTGATGGAGATAATGATCCAGCTACAAGAGTCATGCGATTCTTTAGTGTAGCAGAGAATTTAACAGATAAAGTGAGATCAGTTTATAATATAAATAAAGTGGTGTTTCCTATATCTAATGATTTCTTTCATACAGATAATTATCAGAAGTCTACTACTAATGGAACTCCTCAAGATATTATGATGGACTACGCTTCTGAGTATGAATTAGGTTTTAATGTCCTAGTAGATACTATTAAGATGTTAAAAGCTAACAGTGAGCATGTAGAAGTAATACTTGTACAAGGTAATCATGATCGAACTAAATCATACTATCTAGCCCATGCATTAGATATCTATTTTAAGGAAGATGAAAATATATCTTTTATAAGAGAGGAAGGTCTAATAAAAGCTACTGTAGTAGGTAACACGTTTATTGGGTTCCATCATGGTAACTGTAAACTTGATGCACTACCACTATTATTTGCAACTCATCCAACATACAGTAAATGGTTTGGTGATGCTAAGTATAGAGAAGTACATACAGGTGATAAACATCACTACATGGCTAAAGAAATAAAAGGGGTTAGAATACAGCAAATGCCTAGCTTATCTGGAGCAGATAGATGGCATAAAGACAATAACTTTGTACATAGTGTACGAGCTGCGTTAGCCTTAGTTTATGATAACGAGGTAGGAAAGGTAGCTGAATTTGAAGAAAGAATATAATTATGGCAACAAAATATGGAAAGCCTACACCAGGTAAGAATGTAAAAGCCCCTAAGGTGCGTCCTTATAATATGAAAAAGAATTATATGAGAGAGGCTGACCAAGAAGGAGGAATAAAAGGATTCGGTAATTATAAAAAATAAGATGGCACCAAAATTAAAACCAAGCAGTAAAGAATATAAAAAAGATGTCAATGGTAGAATGACACAGAAGTGGGAATGGAAACATTACACAGTGGCAAGTACTTCTACTGCTGCACTCTTACTACTATTAACTAGTCCCTCTATGACCAGAAAAAAGAATGTCATACAGAGAGAGCTTGACAAAAGAAAATTATGGCAACATTAAGAAAATTAGTTTCAGACGTGCGTGGAACGCATAAGATTTTATCAACAGATGCTCTTATTACAGACCGAGTTATTGCGTCTGAAATAAAGAATGCATCTCAAATGTTGATAAAAAGAGAAACTAATTTGAGAAAACTGTGGGCTAGTGATACATTGTATACTACTATTCCCTGTTTAGAGATGAAGGAAGTTCCTATCTCAGAGTGCTGTGAGTATGCAGACGAATGTAATGTCTCAAGAACAGTGCATAAATTACCTAGGATATCTGAAGGTAATTATCAATATGTTATACAAGGTGTGTATTCTGTAGATGCTATGGGAGGAAAAGGCACCAAACTAAAAGAAATAACAATCAATAGGTATTTGAATCTATTGAAACTTCCAATAGTTAAAAATGATTATTACTTCTGGATATCTAATGGATATCTATATGTAAATAATCCTTTACTAAAAGCAATAAGAGTAGCTGCATTTTTTGAAGAAGATGTACCTAGTGAAATTATGTATCCAGATTGTGATTGCGGAGGTGTAGAATATACCAACGAAGAGTACTGTAAAAACCCTTTAGATAAAGAGTATGCACTACCAGGTTATCTAGAGTCTTCAGCTCTTGGATTAGTATCACAAAAACTCTTAGCTACATATTTCCAAATTAAAACCGATATGAGTAATGAAGGCATAGATGGACAAGCTCCAAATGCTCAACCAACTCAGTAATAAATTATATATGTCACGAGTAGTAGTTGACTGGCGAAGTGCAAGTAAAAAGAATTACGAGGACTTCAATAAGAAGCACCCTTTAGTATCCTTAACTTTCGATGAGTGGAGGAATATTCTTTATGGTTTTAATGAGTCATTTAAACACTACATTTTAGAGACAGGAGAGAAAGAAAAACTCCCTACAGGTTTTGGAGAGTTTTCAATTAATAAAAAGAAAAGAAGAAAAACTAAAGGTGTTAATGGAAAAGAGTTTGTAAACCTTCCTATTGATTGGCAAAAGACAAGAGAGAAAGGAAAGGTTGTTTACAATTTTAATTATCACACTGAAGGATATTTTTTTGGATGGATGTGGTTTAAGTCTACAGCAAGATTTAGGAACTCAGACTTATGGTACTTCAAACCATCTAGAAGAACATCAAGAGATCTTTCTCACTACATAAAAGCAGATCCTAAATACCAACATACCTATCATGAATGGAAAAAATAAGTTATGTCATACTATTATAAATACGATTTTGTATCCCCAGAGCCTCTATATGCTACAGTAAAAGAAGAATTAAAAAGCTACTTTGATACTGGTGCTGTAGATGATTTGTTATTTCCTACCTATCTAGACAAATGTCTTAGAAAGATGGGTAGAACCACTTATAAAATTACTACAGAAGTTTTGTTTATAGAAGACTTTGAGGCAAGACTACCAGATAACTTTCATGCAGTTAGAGAAGCATGGATGTGTGCAGTAGTACCAGGGAATCCTTATCCTGCAGCATCATCGTTCTATTCTCAAGCAGCTAATGCTACTACAATACAAGTGGCTCCTTTAACAATAGGTGGTACTCCTTGTAACAATCCTGACTGTCAACATCCAAGTTGTGATGGTACATGTATGCCTGAGGTTGTACAAGCTGTTTACAAAACAAATAGTGAAATACCTAGAGCGTACCGAAGAACCTACTTACTTAAACCAGGAAACATATCTGCACGTAAAAGTTGTAATGTAGACTACACTAATTCGTGGAGTCAATACAATCAATTAACTTTATCAGGTCGTGAATTTACTCCAGGATCTTCCTCTTACGATTCTTTTGATGTAAGAGATAATAAATTTGTTACTAACTTTCGTAGAGGAGTAGTTCACTTAGTGTTCTATTCTACTGACTATGATAAAATAGGTAACCAATTAGTACCAGACAACTATCGTGTAAGAGAGTACATAGAATCATTTATTAAATTTAAAGTATTTGAAACTCTAACTAATCAAACTAACGATGAAACATTTAATC